TGTCAAACACATAGGCCAACACAATTACAGAGAGCTTGTCTTTTTGAGCATAGGCCTTTACCGACTCGGCGCATAAATGGAATATTTTAACTGCTTCAACCTCTTGAAAAATCGCCTCTGTCCTGTCGGCATACTCCTGGTCGCTAAAATAGGTCTTCATCGTTTCGTTAAGAAAGCCATATTTATCAGACACAGTCCTTGGAATAACAAAAAACGAGCCGCGAAGCTGGCTTCTCTTAAATGTCTGATTTTCAAACACGGGAGAAGTTATTTTGTCAGGAATGCACAAATCCTCCAAACTTCCGCTTATCCAATAAGTATCAGAATTAACAATAGCCACATAGTCAGCTCCATCGGCCAAAGCATACTTCCACGCCCTGTTAACATTTTTGGTAAACCCAACATTTTGTGAATTATAAATGTAAACATCAGCCAAATCTAAAAGCCACTTGCTTTGTCTTTGCCCATCCTCGCAAATAACAATCTTCGCCCCTTGTTGTTTATAAGTCGTGGCAAAATCATAAGCCATTCTCTCTAGTTTTTCATTTGCCGTATATGTAGGAATTACTAGGGTGAGCATTTTTGATAAACAAATGAATGGTTGGCCACGATTTTCTTATACTTCCTATAAAGCTGTTCCTCCACCGCCCGCCACACTCCTTCAATTTCGTAATCATGTCCAGCAATAATACCATTATCTTTTACCCTTGGAACCCACCGGCTTAAATCTCTCTTAACCTGTTCGTAGTCATGTCCGCCATCAATAAAAAGCAGGTCAAATTTTTCGTCGATAAAATAAGTGCCAGAATTTCCCTGTAATTGCACTGCCCTTAACCCCTCCATGTTTTTTCTCCACTTTTCTTGCGGCTTTTCGTCAAGAGAATAAAGTGTTAAATCCGGACGATATTTGCACATAAAAAAAGAAGAAGCCCCGTTGTGTGAACCTATCTCAAAGCCAATAGGCCTTTGGGGAAGCAAATCAAGCCCCTTGCTTATCTCTTCAGCATCCTCTTTTCTAAAAGAAACATCAAAACCAGCCTCATTTCTTAACCTCCTCAGTTCGTTATAAACAACTTCGTATTCCATGATTTAGTTGCGTAATATAATATGCGGTGTCATAAATTGGGCAAGTTAACAGCTCCTCAAGTTTAGGGTTGTCCTTTTCTATCTCTACTTGACAACCGCATTGTCTGGCCTCCAAAACCGCCCTTTCTCCTCCGCCCATTATCGTCGCTGGAATATAAACCGTTTTGGCCCGATTGTACTCACAGTTTAATGTTTTAGCAGAAATCATGTCCTTACAGAATACTCCTCCAGCTTCTAGCTTTCGCCAAATTTCTTCAGACTCAAGGGAATTGTCTACTTGATATTCTCCAATCACCCGCCTATTGCCTTTCTTTCGTAACATTTTTTCCCATCTCTTCCATTTAGCAAACGCCCCCACCCCTAAATAGTCTATATCCCGTTTTTCCAATTTCATATCATAGTATATATCCGTATTAACGCCAAAAGCGTGGACAATGTTTGGATGAAATTTTATTTTTTCTCTAAACCACTTAGTTTCATAAAAAAGAACATCGTATCTCAAAGTATCTACAGGATCAGAACACCCTCCTATACATAATCCTTTTTTGTTTGTCAACTCTCCGCATAATATGTCCACCTTGCTTCCAAAAGCCCCCCAACCTAAAATAAAATCACCTTTCTGGCAAGACAAGGCCTCGGTGGCTATGTTTATCTTTTTAATCAAAAATCTCTGTCCTAAAGCCTCTAGTGAAGCGTAAAGCCCGTCTTCAACAAGAATGGGGTGTTTTGACTCATACACAAAAACTATCTTCTCCATTTTTCTGGTAAACTAACAACTTTCCACATTTTTCTATCCCACTCTTCAGGCAAATAATATCTTTTTGGGTCTTTGGCCGACTTTTTTATTCTTTCATTGTCCAAATAGGCGTAATGCTTAACCACCCACTCGTCGGGGACTGGAATTGCATTAGTATTTTGCTCTGTCTCATAGTAACAAATACTCATGTGATATCCAGGGGTAAAATGAACATTCCTGTCGTTTAAAAAAAACTTCGTAGCAAAAAACATCAACTTGTTATCGTTATAGTGCAAAATATCATCCACTAGGTTAATGGCGGGGAAGCGGAGTGTTAAGGGCAGGTCTCTGCCTTTACCGGCAATCACATCAGGGCTAATCCGTTCTAAAAAACTTCTCAATCCTCCGCAAAGTATTTGCTCGTCTTGGTCAATATTTATGCACCATACCCCCTTAGGAACCTTTGCCAGCAGCCTATTTCTTTGCGCTCCCTGGTCATCATAAGGGTATTGAAATAAGGTTAAATTATAAACATCCTTATACTTATTAAGCCACTCCCAAGTCCCGTCAACAGATCCGCCGTCCATTATCAAATATTTGTCTACATAAGGAGCCACGGACTCAACACACCGCAAAATATCTGGCATTCCATCCTGGCAAATTAATGTGCCATAAACTCCTTGATCCATTCGTTGGCAATCCGTTTCCAAGAATAACTGGCGGCAAATTTAATGCCCTTTTCAATTTCCCGCCTCCACAATTTTTCATCTCCCATAAGAATAAGCAACTGCTTCAAAAATTCACTTCTAGTTTCAGGGTCATAAATATCCCCCTCCACTTTAATTCCACTACCCACCGTTTCGGCCAATGCCGCTTTGTTAATAACGCAGGGCACACAACCGAGTTTTTGGCAATTTAAGGCGGTAATACAATTATGTACAAAAACACCGCCAGCATTAAAGTTGTGGTACTTTTCTACTTCCATGTCATAAACATCCTCTCTGATAGCCGCAACATCAATCCGTGCAATTTTGTGGTTATGATATTTCTTCGTTTTTTCTGTCTCCCTCTTCTTGTTCGCCCTATCAGTTAACCACTTTTTTCTGTCAGACTCGCTCATGGAATTTACCATGTCCCACATCTTACGACATTGTGCCCTTGCCCACTCAACCCTACTCTCTTTATCTGGAAAAGTGTTCATTATCCTTTCTTTAGACATTTCTGCCAATCTCTTTTTACCAGATATGGAATGTTGCCTACCTTTAAATGTTTTCTTGGCATGGTCCTTGGACGATAGCACTTGTAGGTTATCTATCGTGTTGTTGTATCTATCACCATTTATATGATCAACGTGTTTACCACCAACATCGCCAAGCAATTCACCAACAATTCGGTGTTCGTGTTGCCAGTATCCGTTTGGCTGTTTAATCATAAAACTTGGTCTCTCATATAACGGCATTAAACTCTGGCCAACACTTAATTCACTAGCTTTCCGGTAACTTCCATCCCTAAGCATAAACTGGTGGTCGGGTGTAAACTTTAATACCGTTCCATCGTCTAGTGTTATTATTAACAATTCCGCGTTACTTCTAGTTTTCTTTACCCACAAAACTTTACCTAGAGTTATCTGGTCTGACTCATGGTCGTATGAATACACATAAAAGTTACTTTTACCAACTAGTTCTTTTATCGGTACTCCGTATGGGTGCACCCTGTGATCTCTTGGCATAAGTATATTTGTATCCCCAGAACAACAATTTATCTCGTCAAAATCCGTAGGATAAGCCCAAATACCGCACTTTTTAGTAATTTCGTCTAATTCCCTTTTACCCACCCTGCCATGGTGAGTAATACCATCAGCCTTCATCATTTTATCCACCCCCTCCTTCCACGCCATCCGTTCGGGATTATTCGCGTAACGATTAACAAAAAGATCCCAGCCATAACAAACTTCCAACGAAGCGTCAGGGTATTTTTCTTTAATAGCGGGCCACATTTTAAGAAGATGGTTTAACCCCCTGTCATAGCTTGAACCCCAAAAAAGTTTATGCTGTCTCATACTCCATTTGAAATTATACTAAACTTAGAATCGGGAATGTTTAGCGCCAGATTTCGGTGATATTTAGACTTAACCATAATCTGGTCTATTTTCTTTAAAAACTTTTTTTCAATATCCACTTGACTAAACACATCGTGCATATCTACCAAAAATTTTTTACACTTAATTTTTCTAGCCAACCCCCATGTTCTCCAGGAAATGAAAATATTAAACTTGTCTTTAGGATTAAACCAATACCAGGGCAAATACACCACACCGTTTATTTCAAACGGCTTTTCAGGGTCGCCATAAACCGCCACTCTCCAGCCCCGCCTAGCCCACTCTTCTGACAGCCTAATCACCGCTGTTTCACTTCCGCCTATTCCCTTGTCCAAAGAGTTGCCATCCCATTTTTCAAAATGAGGACCGCCAAAATTAGCAAAATAACATATTTCATCCCTCTCCCACTTTCTGGGCTTAATGTTAGCTTGTCTTAACTTAATCGCGAATGGTTGGGTAGAAATAGCAACGGGCAAAGAGTCTAAAACCCTAGGTATATCGTCATTATCTCCGATAGAGTCAAGATATCCACATAATTTATCCACATATCCACAAGCGTCATTTAAGGCATTGACGCTTTCTAAATATTCCACGCTTCCCTCATGTTCTGGCGTGGGGTGAACGCTCTGCAAAAGCCTGGCTGCCTCTAGCGCCTTTTTTGTGTCTTTATCAACCTGATAAGCCAGCTTGAGTAAAAGTTCGCTGCTGATTACCTTCATAGCCTCATAATTAACCATTGAAGTTGTTTTGTTGCTTATGTCTATCCCCATGCCAACATTAAGCCAAAACTTACAATCCCGATATCTTTTAGAATTATAATACGCTTGAGCGAGACGCAAATAAGTCATTGGTTGATACGGCCATTCCCTTATCCCGTTCATATAGCATTCTATGGCCTTCACCTGATTGCCCCTCTTGCCATAAACATTACCCATTATCTCCCACGCCTGGCCCCTTTCTTGATCCCAGCCGGATTTTTTAACATAGATCTCGCCAAACTCCAACACCTTATCAAGATACTTGCCCTCCAGCTCCGCGTATATTTTCATCAAATAAAGCAAAGTTCTTGGGTCCTTATCAACACCCTCCTCTTTAAGCTGTCTTTCAAGAATAATTCTGTTGCGCTCTAGCCGGTCAAGATTTTGTTTATCCGTAAGTCCGTGCATAACAGCGATTGGGGTTTCTTTGCAATAGTTGACATAGGCCGCGTCTATTTTTCCCAGGGGAACAGGTGTTTCGTGCAACCGGCCCTTCCAAACCGTCTTGCCAGGCTTAATCAGCCTCTCCCTCATGTGTTCAAAATCAACCGTAATTAAATTCTCAAGACAAGGGCTATTGTTTTTAAAGGTGCATCCATACCAGTAAGAAAAAAATACCTCGTCTTTGCCAGAAATAAGGGAAGTTTGAGCAATATCTCTTAATAGCTCTCCTCCCACAAAAATATCATCGCTATCAAGCCAAAACATCCAATCATAACCCTTAGGGACTTGCGACCAGTTAAAATTCCTAGCTTCGCTAAAATTCCAGTTTTTCCAAGCCTCTTTAGCGTCATAATTCCACTTAAATTCTGACAGCACAAGATTTCTCTTTTTTGCCAGCCTGGCAATTTTTTTTTGGTTTGGCCTGGTAACTGTTAAATAGACTCCATCAACATAATTTTGGATAGAGTCAAGACACCTGTTAAGAGGTTTAACCTCGGAGTCGTCTTTAACAATCAAACATAAGGCGATTTTCATGAATAGTTTGAATTGCTAAACATAGGAAACCTTCCCCTAAAGGCTCTAACAAAATCCTGTGAAGCGAATTTGCCGCGGGGCCAATACATTCTCATTATTTGATACAAATGTTGAGGGTAGCCAACAGTTTTTTTAAGCCCACCCTTAACCAGTTCAGGCAAACTCTTCTCTGCGGCCAAATCAATCTTTCTGTTATACCTCCAGTCATCCAATTCTTGCGGCCACAACCCCTCCCAAACTTTAATCACATCAAACATCATTTCCCAAAAAATCTCTGAATTAATATCAAATGCCGGCCTGCCCCACATTTTATATCTCCCCTCCAGCCAATCTACAACCCTCCTGGACCACTTTATTCTTGTCGCAACACCCTTGGGCAACGCCACTTCCATATTTAATTGTAACACAAACTAAAACCCCCTCTTTCGAGGGGGAGTACGGTTGACTTGTACCGCAAAGTTATAAACCTGCTAGCTATAGTGTAGTCGCGTAACCGGTTCTCTTGACGCTTGCCCTCTGGGCATACGACACCAAAGTAAACTCAGTTAGGTACTGACCATTGCTTCTATCCCCATCTTCGGCCAACTCTTGCCATTGAGGCTCCCTGCCTGTCAAGAAGGACATGGCATAGGTATCTTCACGGAGAGCATAGACTGTCAACGAGCCAAGGGTAGTACGAACGTCTTTGTGCGGGATAATCATTACTGATTTTCCAACTTGAGAGTCGTAAACCTGGATTTCAGAAGTCAGTCTTTTTTCTTTCGCTTCGATATTTCGAGTGTTAGTCGTAAAGCCGGAAATTCGACGCTTAATCACCATAGGACATACAAGCAAATCGGCTATATACATAGACCCGACGGCAGTGTATGAGTCCTGCATGATATCGTTGAATTCGACTTCGCTAAAGGATGTGCCAGAGCCACGCCCAGTAAAGTTGGTTGAGATGCAACCATCAATACCGGTCATGCCCCTTGCCGTACCCGAAGCGCCAGACGCTCTTGCCCCATTAACGATCGCGTATTCCATATCAGCCTTAAGCATTTTGATTGCTTCTGACTTCTGGAAAACATACGGATCTTCATGCGTGGCAATCGCGATGGCTCTTTCCGTACCAGTGACCCTTACGGGCCGGCTGATAATGGCGGTGATGTTGTTGGTTCTCACCGGCATAGAAAGAACACCGTAGGACGCGGCAGCGCCTTCAGCAACGAAGTTGGTAGAAGTAGGTCTAGCAGTATTGAATGTCACCCACTCATGCAATGTGTTCGTGGCATTTGGCGCTTTCTTTAAATTCGAAACGAAATAGTTATCCGTGTTAGGGGAAACATCCCGCAGAATAGAAAGCAGCGACTCACGCCTAGAGCCATCGTCATAAGAAATGACAGATAAATCTGTTGAGGCCATACTTTTTTTCTTAAACTATTAAATATTCGCCAAGCGCGCGGCTATTGCGCTGGCATCGCCCTTCCTTGTTCCCTCGATCAACTCTTCTTTTGTAAGACTTGACTCTGGGCGAGAACTGCCCGTCGGATTCAAAGCACTTTTCTTGGCGACTGTCTCCTTATACTCCTGAACCGCTTTTGCCTTGGTTTCACTATCGTCTTTTTTAGGCGAATAAACCTTGGCCACTTCTCTACAGGCATCGACAAACTCGAGCTTTTTTCCCTCATACATTGCCCCTAAAAGCTCGTTTTTGACCAGCTTAAAAAAATGCGGGTCATACTTCTCGCTTTCAGGATCAACATTAGGAAACCGCCTATGAGCGATCCTTACCTCTCGATCCTGGCCAAACTTACTTACCTGACTAAGTGCCTGCCTAGCTTCCAGACGAGCTTGCTGCGCCTCGGCTTGAGCTTGAGCAACCTTTTGGTTGGCTTGTTTTAGAGTATTTTCTAAAAGTGCTTGATCAAGATAACCATTCTCGTCTACCAAGTTTTGGATTGTCTCCTCGACTTGTTGTTGAGAAAGGTTGGGCGCAACCGCTTGCACCATTCCCTGATCGATCCCTTGTATCGCGGAGGTTTTTGGTTGAGCTTTTAATTTCTCTAGCTCTTCCGCTAGTTCCTTGTTATGCGCTTTGAGCTTATCAAATTGCGCTTTTGTCCGCTCATTAGCATCTTCTGGCAACTCCCCTGCCGGTGTTTCTTCGGTGGTCACTTCCGACTGGACATCCTGCTCCAATTCTTGACCTTTTTGTTCTTCAGGCATAAGAACTCCTTTTTGCAAAATGGTTAAATGCTCAATTATTTATCCTGCGGAGCATCAGCAGTCTTGCTAACTAAAGGATATGCAAATCCCGCGTCTATTTTCAACTATCTTAATTCAGAAAGAGCTATCTTTTTAAATACTCCGCCAGCCGCTCATTTGCTTTTGTTTCCCTGGCTTGGTATCGTTTAAATCTCTGGTACCGCGTCTCTCTTTCCTGCTCCCGCCTTTTCACCTCACGCCTAGCCGCTAAAAACTTCTCCGCGTATTCTTTCTCTTCCCTTGCTTGTCTTTTAAGCCGGTCAACCGCCAGTTTGTCCTGCTTGTTTAAATGCTTCATACAATCTTCCTATCTGCGGCCCTTGCCAACCAGCGCCGCACTTCTTGCACCTTAACATTTGTCCATTCAAATAAACCTCGTGCTTGCACTTTTCATGCTTTACCTCCACGCTATATTTCTCACCATCAAAAGCGCTGTCAGACAATGGCGGTAAACTAGATTCCTCGTTTGGCAAGTTGTTGATTCAAATTAGTAATTTGGGCTTGAATATTATCAGCGTCAAATTGAGAAAGAAAATCCTTGGCCAAATCCACCTTGGCAATGTAAACATTATAAGCATCCATAAAAGCCTCTCTGGGCTTCGCACTATCCTTGAAGTCCTGGGGGCGGGGCGGCTCCACCACTAACCACGCCTTGAGGTAAGGGAGAAGATGGTCCCTCCATTCCGACTGTTGGGTTAGGGTTAGGAATGCCCGCAGCTTGTCCAAGGCCTTGAGGATTTGGGCTTCCTGCGACTGTCGGCTGTTCAACTGTCTCAAAGTATCTTTGGGCGTCTTTAGCACCATTGCTTTCAAAATTACTAATAAGCAAATCCTTTAATTTTATTTTAACACCTTCCGCCGCCAGCGCCTGCTGCACCTGGGGCTGCATAACCATCTGGAATATCCGGTCTTGACTCATTTTCATCTCTTCGCTCGCCCCCATGGCCATAGACTGAACATCGGCCACATAATCAAAACTGCCCTGCACATCCTCTGGAACAATGCTTAACTCTGCTTCTCTACTGGTTTCTCCAATACGCAGTTTAGGCCTAATGGTTTTTTGTTTCTTGCGTCCAATCTTCTTATAGGACTCAACCGGATATTTAGGTATTTTGGCCTGCTCTCTCATGCGCGCAATATCCTGATCGCTCAAATTCCCTTCAGCGTTTGTAATTATCTCGCTAATAACCTCATCAGCCTCTGGCGGGACAATCATCTCATCTAACCCCGCCTCCTTAAAAAACTGGTAATTCTCATCACCAAGTATTTTCAGGACATACTCTTGTTTGGTGGGGTCGCTAAACAAAAATTGTCTATTATTGCTAAGCCACATACTCATCATATCCTCAATGGCTTCGGCCAACCTGATTTGATTAGCCTGATCCCTAACAAGTTGTTGTCTTTGCGAGGCTTTTATTTCCGTGGCGGTTTTATCAGGATTAAACGGATCCATGGCGCTTACGCCCTGCGAAAGGTCGCCCATAGCAGAATTAAAGGCGGCCACTAAAGCGGAATAATCAACCTGAAACGAATTGTCTGTCCCCTTGCCCAACGGCAATTCAAAAACTCCGTCTTGCCGCGACATTATCCACTTGGCTTCGGGGCCATAAACATAGGTCTCCATCCGCCCGCCGTTTTCCAATACGCCAACGGGGGGTTTTTGTCGCAAGTCCAGGCCGTCTAAATGTGAACATAAAACCGCGTTAATAGCCTTCCATAAGGGCAAAACAGGCTCCACTTCCGACTCTCCCAAGGGGTCATCGTTAAGGGGATAATATTTAAGCTGAACAATTGGTATTTTTTTATGGTCATACTTATTATCCTCTTCGCCAATTATTACTCCATGCTTGGGACTAAAGGTAATACACTTGTCTTTCCGGTACTCGGTTGCTATTTCAATCACTGGATAGGTATCGTCGTCCCCAACCCTGTCGTCTAGACCTTTTAAGGCGAGTGTTTTGGAATTGTATTCGGTGTCTCTTCTATCCTGGCCATAACTTTCGCCTTTTCCAATGGCCCGCAATAATTTATTAAGTCCTGGGTACTTTTGATAACCCTCCCTGTTGGCGGCTTTTAAATCTTCGATCTTCTCCCATCTTTGCCATTGAAACCACTTGGCGTCTCTTATCCCTTCGCAAGTAGGATCAATACCGCAGTTTCTAATGTCCAGCGGCATAAACTCATTCCCCTCAAATACTAACCGGCCGTCAACATATTCTGTTTTCCAATAAACCAAACCAAACTTAGAAGCATAAAGCCTAGTATCCTGATCCATCATTCCCCACTTATAAAGCATTGTGCCGCCATGGTTGGCGCTATCCCAATCATAATCAAGTTTTGCGTTATTAATTTTAGCCGATAAAATATCCCCGCCCTCTCGGGGTACGAGCCTGCCTCTTAGTTTTGTGTTTAGCAATCTGGCATTTTTCTCTAAAATCGAGGTTCTTATTCTTGGATCAACCACACGGCTTAAATAAGGCCAATCGTTAGGCAAATGGCCCCAATACGCCGAAGTTATGTCGTCCCAGCCATTCTTTCTTTTCTGCCGGACGCTCCTATCCTCCGTCCAGTCGTCGTAATGTTTCAAAACCTCATTTAACACCTTGTCTTTTTGCCTCATGTCTTAGTTTATTAAAACAAATTACCTATTATCAACCCACATTCCATGCCAATTTGTCTTTTTTAATGCCGAAAACCCAATAATTCTTAGTCTAATCACCTTATTTTCACAATTAGAACATATCTTTATGTAATTTTCGCCGCCAAGCGGAAACATATAGGCCGGAGATTGTCTAGTTTGCTCCTCTCCACACGCCTGACAATGCCAAATATCAAGACTTGACTTGATTAACATTAACCTTCCCCCGCCCCACTTTGTCCACCCTCGGGTTTTTACCACTTCCATTTCTTAATATCATAAGCAGGGGGAAGGCTTGCTTGTGGTCTTAAGTCGTTTAGTCCGTATCTAACGGCATCCATTAAATGATCCCACGGCGCGTCCGGTTCGTTTAGCATTTTACCGTCCCTGTCAGTTTTCCAAAGATAGTTGCGGTATTCTTTAATCAAGTTAATACTTCGTTTGGTAACACTTATCCGCTGATCTTGAACCCACTGTATCCCCTGATTAACACTTCCTGGACCTTTGGCCGAAGCCAAAATGTTTACACCATAACCCCTTATCTCGTCAATACTTTTAGGCTCGGCGCTATCAGCAATAACCAAAGCTGGAGGTTGGTTTTGAAGGATATCGGCTATTTGTTTGTTTGACAAACCTTTTTGAAAGCAAATTTCGTCTAAAATAAAACCCCCATTATATCTATATATGGCCACTATAGCCGTGGGGTCGTTGGAATATCCAAAATCCAGTCCATACCGTTCTAATCTAGCCTCATGGGGTATTTCGTCTATAATAACCCAGTCTTTATAAATTTTACCCTCCACCTCGCCTAATTGTCCCAAACCATACACCCTCCACCAGTTTTTGTTGCCTTTTCTCCGCTCGATTGTCTCAACAATCTCTCGCGGACAGCCCTCGTTGTCTTTATAGGTTAAAATGATAAAGTCGCAGTCATCCCTGTCCTTAACCTCCGTATAAAACCAAAATTCATTCGTAGGGTTCCAATCAAGCCATATCTCCTCCCCCGTTCTTATTTCCAACTGGTCGAATGTCTCTAACGGAATATTGTTGGCCTCGTTTATAAACAATCTCTGCCGTCTTGGTCCTCTTACCTTATGAGGCATATCCAGTGAAAAGAACTCAATCTTGCTTCCGGTCTCGAATGAATATATAAAATCACTCTTATTCCACCTATCAGGATTAAAATAACCCTGTTGCTCCATAATGTCCAAAAAGTCTCTCATCGCTCCTCTTTTTAAATGAGGCATGGACTCGCTGGTAATTGAGGTTAAAGTGGGCTTTTTATCCCGTTGGGCTTTATCTATAAGAATTTGCAGAATTGAAACGGTTTTGGTGGCCGCCGTTCCGCCGGCAACACCTCTAATTCTTTTGGTCAGTTTGTCCAGTTTTTTAAGCCCCGTTGTTATTATGTAAGACATCCAATAATGGCTTGGCCTTTCTAACAGTTTTATCGACAAACTTCTCGTCTCTCCAGCCAAAATTATTCTTGGCGTTAAATATCAGCCCAGCAGTAAAAGTATCCCTGCCGTTCATTCTTCTTTCAACATCGGCCTCTATCCTTCTTCTGGCTCTTTTTATAGCGTGTAAATATTTGCCCCGCCTTTTGTAGTTAATTAAAGATTTTCTTGATAAATCCAAGTAATAAGCCAATCCCGCCATTGTGTATGGTTCAGGATCAGGCACGATCGCGCCGCCTAGTTTATCACTGTGTATTTCCTTTGTTTTATTGTCGCAATAGTCAAAGTATTCGTCTATCTTGTTTTGCAGCTCTTTTAGTGTTTTAAACTTGAGGGGTCTTGACATTACCAAGTTTATCACACCTGCCGTGGTTTTTATTGTATTCTTCTTGGCGTTGGACAAGGCACTGGTACCGGCGAAACAACTTCTACCTCGTTTAGGGGGGGCTGTCTTACCAAAGATATATTACGGCTAATAACAATAACCACCAATATTAAAAACGCTACATATATTCCGACAAGCTTATAGCGCTTTTTCATTTGCTTTATTTAATTTTTAACCTTTTAACTTCTCTCGTTGTCTTGATCATGCCTCCTCCTCCAGAGGATGTGAATAGATACTGTTTGTCAGCTCCAATTCGTCTTTAGGATAAAAACTATAGCCTTCAAAGGTTTCAACATAATAAGGACAATCAAGTTTGTCATTAGGATCAATTTCTATAATCGTACCCATTATTTTAGTACAGGTGCGGACGGTGGAAGGAACATAAACCTTGTCTCCAAACAAAAACATTGACTTCATGGCCCAACATACAACTAACAACAACTCTTGTCAACGAGTTAAAAATATACAAACCAGATCAACCCCATGATTTTTAACCGTTGGGATTAAACAGCTTTTTTACAAATTCCTCCGTCACCCCTTCATCTTCATCCTTTGGCAAATGGGGTTTAACCATTTTCATCCACTTATGCAGCCAAAAAGTATCTTTTAGCGTCCATTGACTAGGTTTTCGTTTATAAAAGTAGTCAAAGCCTTTAAGTATGCGGTTCATAGGTTTTAAAACTACTAACTAGGTATATTCTTCTAGGCTTTGCTCCTTTTGTGTCGTATTTTTCTCCTTTCTCTAGCGTATCAAAAGCCTGATAAAAAACCTCATTTGTTTCTTTGTCAAAAACCACTAGCACACACCTAATTCCAAATAGTTTTTGGAACTTAAGCCTTGCTTTTATTTGCCATAGTGGTAAACCGTGTCCTTCGAAAGGTGGAGGGCGGTATCTCTCCTGGTGTTTAACCTCAAACATATAATAAGTACCATTTTTACATCCAATAGCATCCGGTTGGAAAAAGTCGAAACCAACTTTCTTTAGAAAAGAAAATAACTTTTGTTCCCCCTCTATGCCTTGTTCGGTTATTCCCATAATTACAGTTGGTTTCCAAATGATGCCCACCCGTCTCTTTTGTTGCGAGCAAATAATTCAACCTTGTTTCCCAAGGTTCTCTCTTCGATATATTTGTACATGATCTCCGGTTTTTTTGAATGTTCCCGTTTAGCTTCATAAAATACCGTCGGGATATACTCTCCCTCTTGCTTAATTACGTTACTCAAAATACCCCTATATCCAACGATAGCTAACTCGGTTTTGCGATGAAATCCAGACATGCTCCACCCGTTCCCTTTATCCCACGTGATCGTTATGTGATACCTGAACCCCCATTTGCCAAGCAACTCTAATGCTTGTGGAAGAGTTGAAAGTGTTGTCCACATAAAACAAACACAATCCTCGGCCATTTCTGGCAATTTCATGTTTTCGAGTTCCCCGGAAGTCATGGTTGGGTATTTGTCCTCTAGCGGACTTTCCCATTTATCCAACACCATTGATCCTATGTCCCAAGGTGGATCAGCATACATAACCGAAAATTTACCATCGGGTATTTCCGGCTTTGGCATTAATTCTTTCCTTCGTTGTTTTATCTTTTCTTTCAGTTCTCTCACTGGAATTGCCTCTTTCTTTATCTCCTCCGCCCAAAACTTCTTTTCTTCTTCGGGAAGAGAAGCAATTTGTTGTGCGTGTCTAACACCTAAATTTTCTGACCGGTCAGAAATGTCTATGTTTTTAGAAAGCCACTTATCGTTAGCTAGGGTTTGATAGTCATATCCCGTTTGATCTATGGCTTGAGCATACATTTTTCCCCATTTTTTCTCGCCGTAGTTCAACCAATCACCTATCCAAAAATGCACCGCCCCCTCGCATTTCTTAATAAACTTCCCACATTCTTCCCATTGTTCAAAAGAAGGCTCTCCAATTGCCTCTAACCCATTTTTATGTAACTTAAAACTACTATAAACTATATCTTTATTCTTATCTAAAACCAAACTATTCATACAACCCCCTCAATTTTTGCCCGATAATTTCTAAATCTTCCTTTTTAGGTTGATAATTGTTGATAAAAATTGGCTTTTTTAAATCCGGCCCCCGTTTAACTAATTCCAACAAGATATCTAATTCATCTCTAGTAAGTTTCTCCATATAGTTGTCTTTTGTTTAGTAGTCTTTCCGGTAATGGTGATATTCTCCCCCCTACCCCATTATAAAGATATTTATAAACGAGGGCGAGGGAGAAAATTTACCACCCTGACTTTCCGTATAAAGGTGACGACTATTATTCGCTTAGTCGCAAGCCGCTCCCCTCCAACTTTTACCATCCATATTATTGGATGTGCCGTTTTGCACGGTCTTATACTGCTATTGGAGCCTCGCAGTTTAAAAGAATACGGTTTCATTTTATATCCTTTTTTAAATGATGTCAATTGTCAAAATTTGATTTGTTAATACGAAAATGATATTATTTCCAATATATGAAAACAAAATACTCAGAAGATAGCGTAAAAGAGATAATTGCTTTAAAAGAATTAGGGGTTCCTGATTCTAAAATAGCCCGCAGGTGGGGAGTTACCAGGCAAGTAATTCCCCGCTGGCTAAAAAAATATAAAGAAAAAAAGCCTAGACGAAATAAAACATCCCCCTTGACAAGTAATACAAGTGTGTTACAATGGATTATTAAACATTTAAAAGGGGATGAAAAAAAACACCTACAATAAAGAATTTAGCTGGACATGGAGACTTATGCTTCCTGAAAACGATCCGGTCAACATTGAAAAAATTGACACTTGTACCGAGTATGGAGAAATAACCCTAAAAGCAAACCCAAAAAGGAGCGTAATACTATGAATTACTACGCCACTCTTAAACAAAAGGGCTATGACGAGCCGTTTATTTATCAGATAAGGGAGAAGTTTAAAAACAAGTTTAAACTCTGGGCCTGGGATAGTATCGAGCCGGAGCAAATGAAAGAAGTAGAAGCGTATGTTAATAGTTTGCCTAACAAAAATGACTAAATCACTAAAAGAAAAGGCAATTTCTATCAAAGGCAAAAAATATGTTCTGGTAAGTGATAGGGTTCTTTTTTTTAATGAAAATTTTCCTAACGGCAAAATAGAAACGAGGCTTCTGTCTGAAACACAGGCGACCATGGTAGTTATCAAAGCTAAGATAACCCCTGATGTCAATGAGCCAAAGAGATGTTTTTTTGGACACTCGCAAGCCAAGTGGGGGCAAGGGCTGGTTAATGAAACTGCCGCCCTGGAAAATGCGGAGACTTCAGCTGTCGGGCGTGGATTAGCCATGCTTGGCATTGGAGTCTTGGAAAGCATTGCCAGCGCCGATGAAATGAATAAGTCAATGGCAAAAACCCCAGAGAATCCAATCAATGAATTTAAAAACTCAATATGCCCTAAGTGTAAAGCGCCGATAGCAATTAGCCACCGAGGAAAACCTTACTGTAGCGCGAAATGCTGGTTAAAAAAAGAAGGTCAACAGCTAATGGTTTAAGGAGAAGGGGGGGTATTGTCTTTTAAGGGCGATACTCTCTTTTCCTTAGACTATTATGCTTATTTTAGAAATTGATTAGGACTAATCTAAAATTTTAATCAAGACAGTGAGAGAAGCTAATAATTTAATAGTTAAATAAAACTATGTTAGACAAAAAAATGACCAAAGAAAAAGCCTTGTTAAAAATTGAAGAACTTAAAAAGTTTGTTGCCGATAAGGTGCAAAAACCATCAAGAATAAAAATATTAAACAGATTTAATAACAATGAACTCTTTGTCTCTACTAAAACCAACATCAAAGAGGCGGTTTTAGAGGCAGTTGAAAGCGGGGCTGACCTTAGTGAGGCCAACCTTAGCGGGGCCGACCTACATGGGGCCAACCTTCATGGGGCCGACCTTGGCGAGGCCAACCTTGGCGGGGCCAACCTTGGCGAGGCCAACCTTAGCGGGGCCGACCTACATGGGGCCAACCTACATGGGGCCAACCTTCATGGGGCCGACCTACATGGGGCCAACCTTCGTGGGGCCAACTTTTATGGGGCCGACCTTGGCGAGGCCAACCTTCATGGGGCCGACCTACATGGGGCCGACCTACATGGGGCCAACCTTCATGGGGCCGACTTACAAAATGTTAAATTCTACGGCAAGGGGGGGGCGGCAAAACTAAAGCCAAGTCAAATTACTGATTTTCTAAATTCACTTGGGTTTCAGGTGGAGGACTAAGTTAAGCATTATTAATTCAAAGGAGAATTAAATGGGCTTTATAGACAAAAGGAGAAAGTATTGGAGACGCCGCCACGCAATATTAGGTTACTTTACGCTAGCCTTTCTTGCCGGTGCAGTCCTGTATGCCACCATAGGGCCGTTGTTTGTTAGAAAGCCTCTAATGGACCCCAGAGGAGAGATTCCGTCCAGTTTGCCGGTTGAGACAACAGAAAGGCTTGGCAGAAAATGGACGGGGGTTGCCAGTTGGTACTCCCGCGAGCACTGTCTTGGCTGCTCGGAAAATTTACATATGGCCAATGGCCAGCCTTTAGACGATAATGCCTTAACGGTGGCCTTTAACAAATTACCCTTGGGGCGGCGGGTAAGAGTAACCAATGCTACCTCGATGATGACGGTGGTGGCGACAGTGACGGACACTGGCGGCTTTGAAAGATTAGGGAGGATTATTGATATAACTCCGGCCGTTAAAACAGCCACAATTTGCGGAGGACTTTGCGAGGTTGTGGTTGAAGAGATATTGGAGTAAAATTGTCTATGGGGATATTTGAACTTGAAAGATTAAGAGCAGAAGGTAAAGGGGTTATCTTTCCAGATGGCAGCAGGGCAATTGACATAGAGGAGACTAAACTATTTGAAGAGGCCGATAAAAGAATAGACGAATTTTATAAAGAAAAACAATTTAACAAGTTACTGGAAGATACCGAGATTGGTATTCCAATGCGTCCAAGATTTTTGGGATGTTAGAAAAAGTTGTCCAAACACAAATACTTCAATATCTTGGATATAGCGGAATTAAGGCGTTTAGGATGAATGCCGGCATGATTAGGGTGGGCGAGGGGAAAAGACAACACATGATAAGACTTGCTCCGGCGGGGTTTAGCGATATTTTTGGAGTAATGAAAAACGGCAGAGCCTTGTTTATTGAGGTTAAGGCGGGGAAAAATAAACCAACAAAACTACAAGAGATATTTTTAGAAGAAATGAAACAACAAGGGGCTGTCGCTTTTTGGGCTAACTCTATTGAGCAAGTAGAAAAACGATTAGCAAAAGAAGCCGACAACTGCTAATCTTTTTGTCCGTAAACGAAAAGCCTAGGGGAGAATTCACTAATTGTTTCGCCATTACTCACTCCGTTAATTATCCACCCACCAATGGTAGGATTTAAACCGAGCCGGTGTTCAAATAATCCGCCGTCCTTAAAACAAGGCGTTTGAATAAAGTCAATTCCCCTATAATTCATCATAAATGAAGTGTGGTAATGGCCATATACCAAAACATTTGGCAAATCCCCTGGCGAACGGTTGTTAATATCTCTTTGGGCCTTATAAGACAAGGCATAGGCGGTATTTCCCCTGGGGTGAGTTAATTCCATGTTGGTTTTAGCCCCCAGCCTAACTTTGGCGGTATATTGTCCCAAGTAAATAATATCCTTTCTAGCCCCAGCAATGGGAATAAGGGGGTCAACCCCTCCCCGCTCATACATTTTTAAATCGTGATTGCCAGATATGCCTACGGTTATAATTCCGTCTCTTTTAGGATAATTTTTAATGGTATAAGCAATTTGCTCGTCTTGTCCTAGATACTGCAGTTCAAACTCTTGTCCAGGAAAAACATGATATCCGTCAGTCCAATCCCCAACATGGAAAACAGTTTTAACCCCCTCTTTTTCAAAGCGGTCATACATGGCGTTTAGGGCGTCAACTCTGGCAAGTTTATTGCCCAGGTGCGTGTCTGAAACCAAGCCAAAATGTAAAAGCCCGCCGCGGAATATCCGCCTGGCGTCAAAAGTCTCGTTATCGGCGTGTGAGCGGGTTCTAATATAAAGACCGTCGTTGTCAACAAAGCGGTAGCCTTTTTCCACCAATTCGTTAAATACACTTTTGACCGTTTCCACCCCCACGCCAAATTCCTCCGCCAGTTGATCGTGAGAAAACGCCTCCCGCCTAGACAATAACGCCTTGCCGATATTAGGGGTTTCTGG